CAACAAAATAACTTAATAATAAAAAATGGTATTAAATATCCTGGTAATGAGCATTTGGGGGCATTTGGATGTGACAGCTATGATATTAGTGGTGTTGTTGGTGGCGGTGGATCTAACGGGGCGCTTCATGGATTAACAAAATTTTCTATAGAAGATGTGCCACCTAATCATTTTTTTCTTGAGTATATTGCAAGGCCTTCTACCGCGGAAATGTTTTTTGAAGATGTATTAATGGCTTTAGTGTTTTATGGTATGCCTTTATTAGCGGAAAATAATAAACCTAGATTGCTTTACTATTTAAAACGTAGAGGGTACAGAGGTTTTAGTATTAATAGGCCAGACAAAACATATAATAAACTATCAGTTTCTGAAAGAGAAGTAGGGGGAATACCAAATTCAAGTGAAGATATAAAACAAGCTCATGCTTCTGCTATAGAAACATATATAGAGGATTTTATAGGGGAAAAAAAAGATGGATATGGAGATATGTATTTACAAAGAACGCTGGAAGATTGGGCTAGATTTGATATAAATAATAGAACTAAACATGATGCTTCTATAAGCTCAGGGCTTGCTTTAATGGCTTGTAATAAACATAGATATAATCCTAAAGGCTTAACTAAAATTAAATCGTATTCTTTAGGTTTTAAAAAGTATAATAACGAGGGGACTACTTCAAAAATAATATAATAAATGAATATAAGTACAAATACTAATAGCCCATTTCCAGATCAGGTTGTAAGTGACGCTGAGAAAGCAACGTGGGAATACGGACTTCAAGTTAGTAGAGCTATTGAACAAGAATGGTTCAATTATGGGGGTAGTGGCTCAAATCGTTATGCTGCAAATTGGAATAACTTTCATAATCTACGGTTATATGCTAGAGGCGAACAAAGCGTGCAAAAGTATAAAGACGAATTAGCTATTAATGGAGATTTGTCTTATCTTAATTTAGATTGGAAACCGGTACCTATATTATCTAAGTTTTCCAATATAGTTGCTAATGGCATAACTCAAAAACAATACGATTTAACTTCGTATGCACAAGATCCTGAATCTTTAAAGAAAAGAACAGATTTTGCTGAAGATTTATTATTTGATATGCTAACTAAAAATGAGCGAGCTCAAGCATCTCAAGTAGTAAATGTTGATTTAAGCAGATCTAATATTCCGCCAGATAGCCTTCCTGAATCTTTGGAAGAAAGGGATTTACACATGCAGCTTAGTTATAAGCAAGCAATTGAAGTAGCTGAAGAAGAAGCTATTAGCACTGTATTAGCTACTAATGAATTTGATTTAACTAAATCTAGAGTAAACCAAGATTTGGTTAACATAGGAATAGGCATAACTAAAACATCTTTTAATCCTGCTGAAGGTATTGTAGTTGATTATGTAGACCCAGCTTATTGTGTTTGGTCTTATACAGAGGATCCCCATTTTGAAGATATATATTATGTAGGAGAGGTTAAATCAATAACCATACCTGAACTTAAAAAAGAATTTCCTAATATATCTAATGAAGAATTAGAAAGAATACAAAAAACACCTGGTAATCGTAGAATGGTAAGAGGTTTTGAAAACTACGATTACAATACTGTTCAAGTTTTATATTTTGAATATAAAACTTATACGGATCAGGTATTTAAAATAAAACGAACGGATTCTGGATTAGAAAAAGCAATTGAAAAAACTGATGAATTTAATCCTCCTGCAAATGACAATTTTGAAAGAGTAGCTAGATCTATAGAGGTTCTGTACGAAGGAGCAAAAGTTATTGGTACTGATATAATGCTTAAGTGGGAAATGTCAGAAAATATGACAAGACCTTTGGCTGATACGACTCGTGTTGAAATGAGTTATTCTTTATGCGCTCCTAGAATGTATAAAGGAAAAATACAATCCTTAATAAGTAAATGTATAGGGTTTGCTGATGTTATTCAACTAACTCATTTAAAAATACAGCAAGTTTTATCTAGAATGGTGCCGGATGGTATATTTTTAGACATGGACGGATTAGCTGAAGTAGATTTAGGTAACGGAACAAATTATAATCCAGCCGAAGCATTAAATATGTACTTCCAAACAGGTTCCGTTGTAGGTAGATCTCTTACTCAAGACGGTGATATGAATAGAGGTAAAGTTCCTATTCAGGAATTAAACTCTTCTAATGGCATGGGCAAGATACAATCTCTTATTACAGCATATAATTATAATATGCAAATGATTAGAGATGTTACCGGATTAAATGAAGCAAGGGATGGGTCCTTACCTGATGCAGATTCTTTAGTTGGCTTACAAAAAATGGCGGCCAACGCTTCTAATATAGCTACTAAGCATATTCAAGATGCTAGTTTATTTTTAGCTTTAAGTACTTGCGAAAACATTTCTTTAAAAATAGCTGACGTATTAAATTTTCCTCTTACTAAGAATTCTTTAATGAATAGTATATCTACTTTTAATGTAGAAACTTTAAAAGAAATAGAAAACTTAAATCTTCATGACTTTGGAATATATTTAGAAATGGAACCTGACGATGAAGAAAAGGCTGAATTAGCAGGTAATATAAATGCTTCATTGCAACAAGGTAGTATTGATATAGAAGATGCTATCGATATACGCGAGATTAAAAATCTTAAGTTAGCTAATCAAATGTTAAAGCTTAAGCGCAAGAAAAAATTAGAAAGAGAACAAGCTGTAACACAACAAAACATACAGGCTCAGGCAGAAGCGAATGCTCAAGCCTCTGAAAAAGCCGCAATGGCAGAAGTACAAAAGCAACAAGCTCTTACATCTGAAAAAGTTGCAATTGAACAAGCTAAGTCGCAGTTTGAAATACAAAGAATGCAAACTGAAGCTCAAATAAAAAAGGAGTTAATGGCAACAGAGTTTGAATATAATATGCAGTTAGCTCAAGCCCAAATTGGGGCTACTAAGCAAAAAGAAGCAGAAATTGAAGATAGAAAAGACAAAAGAGTAAAAATACAAGGTACTCAACAAAGCGAACTTATTCAGCAAAGACAAACAGAAGGAATGCCTAAAAACTTTGAATCTCAAGGAAATGATGTTATGGGCGGTTTTGATTTGTCCTCTTTTGAACCAAGTTAAATAAGTATTTAATAATTATATAATATTATATCATGAATGAACAAGTAAAAACGGAAGGATCTTTTAAGATTCAATCCAAACCAAAGCTAACTGATGAACAGATAGCCGCAAAAAACAGAGAACCTTTAATAGAGGTTCCAAGTAATATAACTAGAGTAGTAATTCCTAAAGAAGAAAAAGATGCCGTTCAAGAGCCAAGCACAAGCGGTGTGGATGAGAATAAACCAACCGAAGATGTACAAAAAGTGGAGGAAGGAACATCCAAACCAGTCATTAAAGAAATTACCGAAGAAAAAACAGAAGTAAAAGCTGAAGAGCCTGTTGAGGAAGAAATAGTAAAACCTATACCCGTTGAAAATAATTTACCAGAAAATATAAATAAACTGGTAGATTTTATGAAAGAAACAGGTGGTACCATGCAGGATTATATTAGACTCAACACTAATTATGAAGATGTTGATCGAGATACTTTAGTAAAAGAATATTATAAAAACACTAAACCTCATTTGTCAAAAGAAGAAATTGATTTTATGATCGAAGACACTTTTGCATTTGATGAAGATATTGATGAAGAGCGAGACATCAAAAGAAAAAAACTCGCATACAAAGAAGAGGTTTCAAAAGCCCGTAAGTTTTTAGAAGATACAAAGAAAAAGTATTATGACGACATCAAGTTGAAGTCGCCTCAACTTTCAGAAGATCAACAAAAAGCTTCGGACTTTTTTAATCGATATAAAGAGGATCAGGAAAGAAACTCACAAAACCATGAGAAGTTTAAAGCTCAAACCGAACAATTATTTAACAAAGATTTCGAAGGTTTCGATTTTAATTTAGGAGAAAAAAAGTTTAGGTATGGAGTACAAAATGCGTCTCAGGTGGGAGAAAAACAATCGGACATTAGCAATTTCATAGGGAGGTTCCTTGGTGAAGATGGTGCGATTAAAGATACAAAAGGGTATCACAAGGCTTTATATGCAGGAGCAAATGCTGATAAAATAGCAAATCACTTCTATGAACAAGGTAAGGCAGATGCTATTAGAGATGTTGTAAACAAATCTAATAATACATCTACTGAGGCTAGAAAAGCGGCACCTGTTGAAAGTGCTCGTTTTGGAGCTTATAAAGTTAAGTCAATTTCTGGAGCGGACTCTGCAAAACTAAAAATTAAAAAGTTTAAAAACTAATAACAATGAGTTTATTACCACAATTTGGGAGTATAGTCCCATCACAAACACAGCAATTACTTGC